TATCTCGGAAAAAGCTGTGAGGAGCTGCTGAAAGAAGCTGATGCAGAAATGCAGGACAGCGATGAACCGCCGGATTTATTCGGTATATCAGAAGATACATCAGAAGATGTACCAAATTACCACATTGGGAGCGTGATGACATGAAAATTATTAAACGGGACGGACGGGAAGTTCCGTTCGATTATACGAAAATCAAGGCGGCAGTCGAAGCCGCCAATTCTGAGGTTGAGGAGAAAATCACCGATACAACAATCGGCTTTATCACCGGCAGAGTCGAACAAAGGTGTGAAGCACTTGCAAGACCTGTCCATGTCGAAGAAGTCCAGGACATGGTACTTGATGAACTTGACAAAGCCGAAGCGTACAAACTTGCAAGGCATTACAGCGAGTACCGCCTTTTGCATGAACAGAAGCGCAGAATGAACACCACGGACGGAAAAATCCTTAGTCTGCTGGAGCGAAACAATGAGGAAGCCAAACAGGAAAATGCCAACAAAAATCCTATCATCAACAGCACTCTCCGTGACTATATGGCAGGTGAAGTCAGCAGAGACATCTGCCGAAGATTTCTGTTTCCGGAAGATGTGATTGCTGCACACGATGAAGGAATACTGCACTTGCACGATACCGACTATATAGCCGCACCGCTCTATAACTGTTGTCTTGTCAATCTGGAGGATATGCTTCAGAACGGCACGGTGGTGTCTGGTACAATGATTGAAAAGCCACACAGTTTTTCCACTGCCTGCAATATCGCCACACAGATTATCGCACAGGTTGCATCAAACCAGTACGGAGGTCAGACGATTTCTCTGGCGCATCTTGCTCCTTTTGTGGATGTCAGCCGACAAAAAATCAGGGCAGAGGTATTTGAAGATGTGAACTGTGACTGCAGTGCAAAGCTCTCCGAAGAAGAAATTAATCACATCGTAGAAAAGCGTGTGCGCCGTGAAGTCAAAAGAGGAGTGCAGACGATTCAGTATCAGATAAACACACTTTTGACAACCAACGGACAGACTCCGTTTGTGACAGTGTTCATGTATCTGGATGAAGTGCCGGAAGGACAGAACAGAGATGACCTTGCGATGATTATCGAAGAAACTCTTCTTCAGCGTATCGAGGGTGTCAAGAACGAAAAGGGTGTATGGATTACACCGGCATTCCCTTATATGGTGGGGGCTGCGTAAGGCAGAAAACTTGGTGAACCCATAAATATGGGGTGTGGTCATAGTGACTGCTAACGGTAGAAGCGGAATAAGGCATTTGCGCGAAGCAGCTTCAGAAGAGAACCTAAGGTCCTAAAATATGGATAGCTGGTAATACCGTGTTAAGCATTGCTTTTATGTCTCTCTTTAAGGAGGGGGAATTTTATGTTTAAGGATATTTCTGATATGGATGGTGCTTACAGCTGTGATGAATCTGGAAGAATAAAATCCAATAGACGTCTTGTATACAACAATGGAAGTGGACACTATTATTTTATTCAAGAGAGGGTATTGAAGCCCTATCAGAATAACAAAGGATACTGGTATGTAGATCTAAGAATACAAAACAAGACAGTTAGATGGCTTGTTCACCGTCTTGTGGCATTAACGTGGATACCAAATCCAGATGGGTTACCTGTGATAAATCATATTGATAATAATCCCTCAAATAACTCTGTAAATAATTTAGAATGGTGTACGACACAATACAATGTAAACTATTGTATTAAACAGGGGAGGATGAATTATCACACTAACGCACGTATAAGAGCCCAGAAAAGTCCTAAGACGTTTTTATACAAACCTGTGAACCAGTATAGCTTAGAGGGAGAATATTTGAATTCATACGCCAGTATCACAGCGGCGGCAAAATCCATCAAAACCTCCAACAGCAGAAGTAGAGTTTCAAATATATCTGCGTGTTGCTCAGGAAAAGCTAAATCTGCTTATGGTTTCATTTGGAGATATAAAAGCAATGAAAATGTAACGACTAACTTTGAGTGTACAAGCTCATAAAAGCATACTGGTGAAAATCCAGATGTGTAGTGCCAAGCGTATAATTCAGAATTATACGAAGAGATAGTCTACTCCCCTAATAAATATCGGGAAACCGAGGGTACTAAGGAAATTAATATACGTTCTTGATGAGGATAATATCACCGCAGACAGCCGCTACTGGTATCTGACTGAACTTGCCGCCAAGTGTACGGCAAAGCGCATGGTTCCCGACTATATCTCTGCCAAGGTCATGAAAAAACTGAAAGGTGATGTGTATCCCTGTATGGGCTGTCGCTCGTTCCTCACAGCATCTGACAATCACAAATACTATGGCAGATTCAATCAGGGAGTCGTAACACTCAATCTTGTGGATGTCGCTTGTTCCTCTGATGGTGATGAAGAAAAATTCTGGCAATTGCTTGAGGAACGCTGCGACCTCTGTTTCAAGGCTCTGATGTGCAGGCATGACCGGCTAAAAGGAACACCGTCCGATGTTGCACCGATTCTCTGGCAGTATGGAGCATTGGCAAGGCTCGGCAAAGGTGAGACGATAGACAAGCTGTTGTACAACAATTACAGCACCATTTCTCTCGGCTATGCTGGCATTGCAGAAATGACCTATCGTATGAGGGGCTGTTATCATACAGAACCTGACGGAAAAGAGTTTGCAATCACCGTCATGAAATTCCTGAATGAGAGATGTGCAGAATGGAAATCGAAAACAAACATCAGCTTTTCGCTGTATGGTTCTCCTATGGAGTCAGTGACTTACAAATTTGCACAGTGCTTGCAGAGGAGACACGGCATCATACCCCATGTGACGGATAAGAACTACATTTCAAATTCTTATCATATTCACGTCACAGAGCCGATTAATGCATTTTCAAAGCTGACCTTTGAATCCGAATTTCAGGAGCTGTCTCCAGGGGGAGCAATCAGCTATGTGGAAGTGCCGAATATGCAGAATAACATTCCTGCGGTGCTGTCACTGATGAGGCACATCTATGACACCATCCTCTATGCCGAACTGAATACAAAATCTGATTACTGTCAGGCTTGTGGCTACGACGGAGAAATACAGATTGTGGAAGAGGACGGCAAGCTGATATGGGAATGCCCAAACTGTGGTAATCGTGACCAGCGGACACTGAATGTCTGCCGGAGAACCTGCGGTTATCTTGGTACACAGTTCTGGAATCAAGGCAGGACGGCTGAAATCAGAGACAGGGTGCTGCATCTATGAATTACGCAAAAATCAATAAGAACGACATCGCAAACGGTGCAGGCGTGCGTGTGTCGCTGTTTGTCAGTGGATGCCGGACTCATTGCACCGGCTGTCATAATCCCGAAGCATGGGATTTCAGTTACGGTCAGCTGTTCACTGCTGAAATCGAAAATGAAATCATCGAAGCCCTGCGTCCTCCGTGGATTCAGGGGCTTTCTGTTTTGGGCGGTGAACCGTGCGAGGAAGAAAATAAAAAGGTGCTGATTCCGTTTCTGAAACGAGTCCGTTCAGAACTGCCGGAAAAAGATATCTGGCTATATTCCGGATACACCTATGAAAGATTACAGGGTGAAGAAATCCTCAAATATGCAGATGTGCTTGTGGACGGTTCATTTTTGCTGGAGAAGAAAGACATTTCACTGGCATTCCGAGGCAGCCGGAATCAGCGCATCATTCGCCTGAGAAATGGGGTGCAGGTATGAAAGCAAAAATAAAACCGCCTGCAAAGGCTGTCCGCTGTAATTTCTGCGGATGCGCCTTTGTTCCGGAAGCCAAAACGCTGCGTGAAGGTGAAATTGAATACACCTACTTCAACTGCGACTACTGTGGTAAGGCGTATGTCACATCTGTGACGGATACGGCTTTGCGGCAGAGCATTCGCAGGTATGCGATGCTGGCAGAACGGCAGAAGGGAAAAAAGGTAAATGAAAAAGTACTGCGTGAAGTGGCAGATTTGAAAGACCAAAATCTGAAACGAGCCGCAGAACTGCGGAAAATGTATCTACGGGAGGGATAGTGATTGCCTATGAAAGAAATGAATATTCGTAAATTCAAAGTGTCGGATTTAAATCCGGCAAAATATAATCCACGCAAATTTCTGAAACCTGGCGACCCTGAATTTGAAAAGCTGAAACGTTCCATTACCGAATTTGGTTATGTTGAACTGATTGTTGTCAATGTGGCTAATAACAACACAGTCATTTCAGGGCATCAGAGACTTTCTGTTTTGAAGCATATTGGCGAAACCGAAGTTGAATGTGTTGTGGTTGAACTGAATGAAGCTGATGAAAAAGCCTTGAACGTTGCAATGAACAAAGTCAGCGGTGAATGGGATACACAAAAACTTGCGGACCTTATGGACAGCTTGAAAGAGCTTGATTACGACCTCGGCAAGACAGGCTTTGACCCGCCTGAAATTGAACAACTTTTCAATCAGGTGCATGATAAAAATGTGTCTGATGATGATTTTGATGTTGATAAAGCAATTGAAAAAGAGCCTTTTGTTCAGCAGGGAGATATTTGGAAACTGGGGAAACACAGACTTCTTTGTGGTGATTCTACTAAACTGGAAGATGTGCAGAAGCTCATGGACGGTCAGAAAGCCAATGCCTGTGTGACGGACCCGCCTTACAACTGTGCTTATCAGGGCGGAACAGGTATGCGTATCATGAACGACAGCTGGACTGACAGCGAGAAATTTTATCAGTTTCTGCTTGCAGCTTTCAAAAACGCTTATGATTCACTTGCAGACGGCGGTGCATTTTATGGCTTTCATTCGGATGCAGAAAAAGTGAATTTTTACAATGCAACTGTCAATGCAGGCTTCCATTATTCAACAACCTGTATCTGGGTAAAGGATACGCTTGTGATTGGCAGAATGGATTATCAAATGCGGCATGAACCCGTTATCTATGCTTTCAAAGATACTGCAAGGCATAAATTTTACGGCGACCGCAAGCAGACAACCGTGTGGGAATTTCCACGCCCGAAAAAATCACAGCTTCATCCTACAATGAAAACACTTCCGCTTGTAGCATATCCAATCCGGATGTCATCACAGGAGAACGGGATTATTCTGGACTTGTTTGGCGGCAGCGGCTCTACGCTTATGGCATCAGACCAGCTGAACAGAATCGCTTATCTTATGGAGCTTGACCCAAAATATGCCTCTGCAATTGTAAGAAGGTATACAGCGGCACACAGCGGAACGGACGGTATCTCAGTAATCAGAAACGGCACAGAAATTCCGTGCAGTGAAGTATATGTGCCGACAAAGGAAGACCTTGCTTTTAAGGAAGACGGTGTAAACCGTGAGGTGAGCAAATGAAAGTGATTCCGTTGACCAGAGGAAAGTTTACAATTGTTGACGATGATGACTATGAAAGATTAATGAAACACAGCTGGGCATGGGTTCCGCCAACAGGTTCTCAGTCAGGAGAAGGCTACGCAGTCAGAAAAGGCAGCAAGAGACGAGGAGAACCTAAAACAGTGCAGATGCACAGGGAGATTCTTGGATTGAAAAAAGATGAAAAAATAATGGTAGATCACAAGAATATCAACAGTCTTGATAATCGCAAAGAGAATTTGCGTCTTGCAAATATTCAGCAGAATGGATTTAACCGTCCTAAACCTGTTATGCGGTGTACTTCAAGATTCAAAGGTGTACTGCAAAGAAAAAACGAAACCAAATGGACGGCAAGAATAAAATTTAATGGTCGTCATGTAGAACTTGGTTCTTATGCTGACGAAGAAAAAGCGGCTTCCGTTTATAACTTTGCATCCCGTATTTTTTTCGGGCGGTATCGTCATGAAAATGAAGGCGTGGAGGAGCTTGCATTATCTGAGCAGGTAAGAATTTTTAATAAGGCAGAAAGATATATAGAGCGATATGGCTGGTATGTAGATACTGAAACATATCGTTCATTCAAATTGGGGGTGAATGTGTGAGCGAAACGAATAATCTGAAACCTACCTTGTCCGTTGTCTCATTTTCCGGCGGAAAAGATTCAACTGCGATGCTCCTGAAAATGCTGGAACTGGGGATGCAGGTGGATGTGGTATTGTTCTGTGATACCGGACTGGAATTTTTGCAGCTCTATGAGCATATCCGGAAAGTTGAGGAAAACACCGGAATCAAGGTGACAACAGTAAAGAATGAACAAAGCTTTGAATACCTGATGTTTGACAAGCCCATCAAGCGAAAAAAGAAAGCATTGCAGGGAAAAACCGGATACAGCTGGGCAGGACCTAAAATGCGGTGGTGTACCAATCTTCTGAAAACAGT